AGGTCCATCTGCTTGGCCAGCGCCGCCATGCCGCTGCCGAACGCCTGAGCCGTCTGGCTCGCCTCTTTCTTATCTTCGGGCGGCTTGGTGTCGAAGACGAGTTTCCAGGTGTACGCCTCGGTTCCGCCGGTCAGATCGGGGTTGTCGTCTTCCCAGGACTCGCCGAAGTTCGCGCGCGCCCACACGGCGCTGACGTTCTCGAAGCCGGCCGAGATGATTCGCGCGTCGGCTTCCGCGAGCAGGCGCGTGATGCCCGTCGCCTCCTTGGTGGCGGCAAGGCTCCCGCTGCTGACCCGCTGACTCAGGTTGTGGCCGAGCAGGATGATTGCCACGCGATCGTCATAGCGCTGGAGCTGTGAACTGAAGGTCTGGTAACCCTGGGCATCCGCCTGCACATAGGTCAGGTCGTATCCGTAGCCCTTCTCGTCCTGGGGACACATCGCCGTGTCCGCGGCGCGCATCTGCCGCACCTTGTCGTAGCCGTCGAGCGCCTCTTTCGACTCGCGCATGAGGCGCGGCGTCTTCCACTTCTTGATCGGGCGACCGAATCCGTCGTTCAGCGCCAGCCACCCGTCGTCGCCGGTCATCAGCCCGAACCAGACGTAGGCGAGCTCGCGAATCGCACCTTTGAGCCATGGCCGCGTGCCGCCTTTCGAAAAGATGACCCACTCCCGACCGTCGTTCTCAATGCGGCAGATCCCGCCGTCCTGAGTGGTCCCCTGGAACGCCCACCAATCCCAGCGCCACATGAGCGAAGAGTGCGTCCAGGGCTTGAGCCGCATCTGCCTCTGACCGTTCTGGAAGGTCCAGTGGACCGAGCAGACCGAAAAGCCGAACATGATCATGCGCTCGTCGATCTCGCCACGATCCTCGTCGGACATGACTTGCTGCCAGTCCTTTTTCAGGATCTCCGTGAACGCGTGGAACTCCTCGGGCGCTTCCTTGGGCACGACGAGATCCCAAGGAAACTCACGGAGCAGCGACACACGGGTGTTGAGCGCCGAGGCGATGAGCCCCTCTTTCCGCATCGCGTGATAGAGGAGTTCGGACTCACTAAAGATACCCTGATCATGTTGGTCGACCGCGAACATGATGCGGTCCGGCGTCCAGCCGGAAAACGTCAATAGCGGGTAGATCTCGCGCTTTGGAACGAAGTCGCCGCCCTGTAGCTCGGGGCGATGTGGGCCCAGCGCGGGGGCTGGCTTGGTGGTGGGAGCAGAACGAAAAAGAGAGAGGAGACGGCTGCCAAGGCTCATCCCGTCAGATGAGCACTCCGACGGTGAGGCAGATGAAAGGTGTAGATAAAATGCAGACTAGTTCGCGTGGCAGTGGCGATGTCTACGGCGTCCTCTGCGGTCACGCGGTGTCGGCGGAAAGCGCACGCCTTCGGAGCGACAGAAGTCGGATATCAATTGCCGCACGACCGCTTGACCGGACATGGGGTTCGGCTGCCTATCCTGAAAACTGTTCAGCGCGAGTTCCCAGGCTTCATTTTGTCCGTCGGTGATGTCAGCCACGATGCGGTGTGCTTTTTTGTCGTTCATTTGGTTAATCTTTTATACATCTTTGCCAATCTATTAGCAAGACCGCGCAAGCCTTGAGGCGTGCGGATTGACCAGGGGGATGCAGTCGGCGGGGGAATTCTGGCGCTTTTGCGCGCCGGAGCCGCCTTCGCGCCACCCATTCCCATGCCAAAGATCGGCGAGCCTCCCCCGCGGGAGTTTCGCCTCTTTCGCATTGGGACGAACCCCACCACGAAGGGCCCGCTGAATCTCACGCGGGCCGGCGCGCGTAGAGTCGTCGACGTCTACGAAGCCAAGGGGCACACCCTCTGCTTCGATCTCTGCCACAGCACGTTTGATAAGGACGTGCCTCCCGAAAATAAGTTCGCGGTTGGGCACTTCCGACTCGCCCTTCGTGACGACGGCATCTACGCGGTCGACATCCAGTGGGTCGAACCGTGGGGAGCCGAGATCAGCGCCGGTAAGTGGCCCTTCGTCTCGCCGGCGGTCCTGCATGACCGTGCCGGCAACATCCTCCAAATCAAGAACGCTGCCCTGGTGACGGATCCCGCCACCTTCGGCGCGCAGCCCACCATCCTTTCTGCCCTTTCAGGGGAACACATGAATTCCGATCCGAAGAAGCGGGCCATGGTCGACACCTATCAGGCCGGCGAAGCCTACATGCGCGGACTCCAGACCATCGCCGAGATGGATGGTCCCGAGCGTGAGGTTGCACAGAAGAACCTGGCCGACTTCGCGCCTCTCATGGACCGCATGAAGGGCTGCATGGGGACTGATCTCGAGGCGATGCGCACCGAGATGGCCGCCGCCCAGGTGCTGTCCGCACGCAAGGAGTCCGTCTTTGCCGCGCTGTCTGAAGCGTACGGCGAGACCGACCCCGTCGCGCTCAAGGACAAGATCATCGAGGACCGCCTGACCCTGCTCGATGCGCAGGAGACTCAGCAGACCGCCGACCAGAAGGAGCGTGAGACGCTGCTGGCTGACAAGCGGATCCCGCCGGCCAAACTCGGGGCCCTTCGGCTTCTCTCCACCGAGAAGCTTCGCGAGCAGATCAAGAAACTCGATGCTTCGCCGCAGCTGCCATCGGAGCCCTCGCGCGAGACGAAGCCGAAGGATCCCACCTCGAAAGAGGTCATGACGCTCTCGGATGCCCCGTCAAGCCCCGAGCCGAAACCCGCGGTCGTGACGCTGTCCGACCAGGACCGCCATGTACTCCGGCACCTGCCACCGGGCGTCACGATGACCGAAGCCGAGTTCTTGGCCAGCAAGCGCGAGCTCGCCGAGGCCAAGCACACCAACCTCTTCATGGCCCGCTAGGAGCGCTGCCCATGGCCGTCACGTACGAAGTACAAACCCCCGAAGGACTCCAGGGCCGGCTTGGCTCTGCGGAGCATCACCTGCAACTCGCCGATAGCGTCGTCTGGAAGGGCACGATCGCGATGCAGGTCGCCGGCAAGTTCCGTGCGGCTGCCGGCGGTGTCAACGGCTCAACGCTGCTTGGCGTCTCCGAGAAGACCTATACCACGGCGCTCGGAGTCGACCGGCCCTACGCGATCGATGACCCCGCGGTGTTCACGCGTGGCGTCTTCGGGTTCCCTGGCTTCCCGGGCGATCTGCCGACCGACGCCGACATCGGCAAGGACGTCTACATCGCCGACAACTATTCGATCAAGAAGACCATGGCCACCGATGACCTGGCCGTGAAGTTGGTCGCCATCGCACCGCCGAGCATCAATTCCACCGCCGTCTCATCGCGGCTCTATTTCGTCGAGATCAAGTAAGGGAGCGCGAAGACAATGACCCTCGGAGCAGGATTCGTTACCCCCCCGACGCCGACCCCCTCGGATGTCAACGCGCTCTTCACGTCCGTCAATGCCGCGATGCTGCGGATGCAGTCGGACAACAGTCTGATTTACCCGAAGCTTGCCGCGATCCTCGACGGCTCGAGCGGCGTGGTGCAGCCGAACGAACAGGGCACCGGCTCCGGCGACCCGAATGCTGGCGAGACCGTGCTCTTTCCGTTCTCGCCGGTGACGAACCCGCCCAAGGTCTGGTCATTCGGCACCGACCGCAAGAGCGTTCCAGCCGTCGTCGCGTGGTGCAAGGTCACGCGTCGCCGCTACGCGCCCGACCTCGAAGAGATCTACTACGACACGCTGAGCCAGGACCGCTATGCGATCCTCGCGAACAAGCTTCCGGCCATCATGGACCGCGCGCCTCGCCTCTGGGATTACCTCGTCGCGCAGATGCTGGCCGACAATCCCATTCTGGCTCAGGACAATCAGCCGCTGTTCGGGACGCACTTCTACAACCCGAACAAACCGTCGCTGGGCCAGACGTCGAACGACATCCCGATCGCTGGCATCGATCCGCCCGAGATGGCGAAGGTGCTCCGCGCGCTCGGCAGCGTTCGTGGCTACGACGGCCAAATCCTCAACTCTGGCGCAAACACCAAGATCGTTATCGTGGTGCCGAACGAGGAGCGCGAGCGCGAGATGGCGCAGGTCTTCAATGCGCAGACCTACGCGCAGCAGATGGGCGCCAACGCCGCCGCCACGCCACAGAACACGCTGGTTGGCAAGGCCACGATCCTCCTCTTCAAGGACCTGCAAAACAACCCGGCGGATCCCGATGGCAAGATCGGCTACGCCTTCAGTCTGCCGGACAGCGTCAACCGCTCGATCATCATCTCGGCGAAGCGTCAGCCGCTGGCGGCGTACGAGGGTCTGAACCCGAACGACCGCAGCCGCATCGACACCGGCGGCATCCGCTATGGCTGGGACGCGTTCGGCGGTGTTGGCCCTGGTCTGTGGCAGAACGCCGTCCGCTTCACGATCACGCCGTAAGGAGTGCACCGTGGCCGTGGTTGGCATTGTCTTTGTCGACGACCTTCCTTCTGATGGCAGCCCGCCATCGGCTGTGAATGACGTCGTGGACGCTGCGCTGTTCACGAAGCGCAACGGCTACAACGCCGTCGACTTGGCAATCAATACCGCCGCTGACCATCCCTTCGCCATTTATCGGTACAACCGCGACTTTGAAGGGTGGCGGATCGAGGGGCCGCGTGGCACCACGCCGACGAAGTTCGGCCCATCCACCGCCAATGACATCCCGATCCGGATCTCGGTTCCGCTCATCCAGGAATACCTGTGCGTCGTGACCTTCGATGAAAACATCGGCGAGAGCATGGCGAGCCTCTCCGAGGCTAATCGCTGATGGCGCAGCCGTTTCTCACGCCGACGAAGGTGCTATATCTGGCGCCGCTCGGTGCGATTCCCCGCGCTGAGATTCCGGGTCCGCAGGGCTGCGGAACGATCGGCGCGGTGACGCACTCCGGAATGTCCACCGGCATGATTCAGGTTGGGGGCTGCCCGGTCGACGTTGAGCAAGTGATCTTGCGCGTCAAGACCGGTGGTGACTTGGGCGTGGCGGAGCTCGAGATCAGCACCGACAACGGCATGAACTTTGGTGATGCGCTCCTGATGGAAGCCAATGCCTACGCGCAGGATCCCCTGCTGTCGCGATGGACGAATGAGATTGGCGGTACGGGAATCGTCATCGTGGCGACAAACGGAGTCGGTACGCCAAACAGCTTCATCGCTGGCGACACCTGGACATTCACCACCACGGCGTCGCCCCTCATCCTGCAGCACATCGCATCCGCTGAAGCGATCTGGCTCAAGTGGGCGATGAACACGGGTCAGAAGATCGACTTCATCGACGCCGGAGACCAGCAGTTTATCGCCGAGATCGTGCGCGTGAAGCTCGTCGCCGGTCGCGGCAAGGTCGAGCCCGATTGGTGGACCCTCTATCACGAGGCAATGAAGCATTTTAAGTGCGAGAGCACGGGCGACATCCGGCTGAACAGCACGCCGGACCCTGATGCCTTCGTCTTTCCGGACCGCGAGCGTACCCGCCCGCCGTTCAGCAGCTACTGGAGACACTGACCGATGGCGCACCAACTGACCGCTCTGACGCTGAACGTCCCGACGACGATTCATGTTTTTCCGCTGCGTCCGTTTGGCACCACCCAACACTACGCGGCGGGCTACGTGAAGATCAAAGCGATCCTGCCGGCGGGGTCGACCGACAACAAGGTCACCTGCAAACTGATCAATGTTCCGGATGGCGAAGCAGATCCGCTGCCGGTGAACATTCCGCCCTTCAACCTGCCTCTGGCGGGAGCGATCAATGACACGTTCGAACTCTCGACGAAAGTCGACGAGAACAACGAGATTGAGATCGGCCAACTGTTCGCCCAGGGTTTCCGTCGCGATGTTCATGGCCATCCAGTAGGCACGCATCTCGTTGTGTTGGTCCAGGATGCGCAGAGCGCCTTTCTGCAGATCACCGTGGACTGAGATGCCCCACGGCTCCGACATGACCAGGATGCGCCAAGATCTCGCGACCGCACAGCGGCGCGTGATGGGGGCGGCTGCGCGCGCGGCACAAGGATCGCTGCGTGCTGCGGTGGATTCTGGTTATTCGGAGCGCGTCGATGTCAAAGGCGCGGCATACCTGCGACCGAAAGACGGCCATCTGCCGCCCATGGAGCGCACAGGGACACTGCGCCGGGCCTATCGCTATCTGATTTCCGAGGGCGCTGGTCGGTGGTTCGTTCGCATCGTTGAGCGCACGAAATACGGGGAATACCTGCGCGACGGCACTGCGAAGATGGCGCCGCGGCAGCACATCCCGAAGCCGCAGGAGTCTTTGCCGCAGAGGTGGCAGCGCCTCATGGAGGCGGCGATTCAAGGGGCGGTGCAACGACTCGGGGGCGCGCGATGAGCCTCAACCGTCCGTCGTTTCCGCACTCGGTCGTTGAACTCCTGCGACCGATCAACGCGGAACTTCTCGCGCGTCTGAACTCCGATGCGCAGCCCGCTGGCCTCTGGCGTATCGGCGAATCGCAGTTTCAGCTTAGCCGACCTGGCGCGTTGCAGGTCATCTGGTCGATGGTCGGCGGTCCCATCAGCCGCGCTGCGCAGTATCATGGTCCTGACGAGCCGGCGAAGGTTGTTGGGCTGCGTCGATGCACTCTGCGCGCCGAGATTCGAACGCTTGACGCACGAACGCAGGGCTTTACGGACAGCGACATCATGCTGGCTGAAGAGGTTCTGCGCGCGCTGATCCTCGTCTGGGACCATCAGCGGCCAGCTGACTACGACACCCCGGAGTCTCCCGACCAGGAAGAGATCTGGGACGGCTTCAATGAGGAGCCCGGTCAGCGGCAGATCCTCCTCCGCTACCAAGTGACCCCGCAGCTCGAGGTGCATGACGACCCATGGCAGTTCAAGACGATCGAAGAGCTCGAGGCCCACGGAGAGATCAGCCAATGAGCGCCGCCATCGAAACCACTGACAGCGCGCCGAGTGCGGAACCTGCGCCGCTACCCGAGCAGCCGAAGCCCGCTCCGGAGCCGGGCGCTCCGCCTGCGCCAATGCCTTCGCCCGAGCAACCTGTGTTGCGCATCGACCTGGGCGCGCTTCACGGCCAGCGCATCAAACTGGTCGATCGGCCGCGCTTCGCCTTCGAACTCGCCAAGTCCAAGGCGCCCGAACCGGGCAGCCTGTATCACTGGGGTGTCGCCAAGGATGCGCCGGCGTGGCTGGTCAAGGCAATGGCCGTGGGCGAGCCCGTGAACAAGGTCTGGACCGAGGCGGAGTTCGACGCCACGGCCGCAAAGATCGCCGGCCTGCCGCTTGGCCGAAAGGGGGCCTAGCTCATGCCCGCTGTACCTTCGTCAAATCTTACGGCGGTCAATAACCTCGCCGGCAACTTCCCGGTCGATCCGAGCCGCAGCGGTCTTGTGATCGGCCCCACGGTCGCCGGCACGCCGAACCTGATTATCCTCGACGACTCGATCAATACCGTCGTCTCGGAGTTCGAGAGCGGGCCAGGTGCTGACGAGGCCGCGACCGCGCTGGCTGAGCCGAATCACGGCACCATCTATCAGATCAAGACGGCCACGTCGACCGTTGGTGTCGCTGGAACGGTCACCAAGACGCCCGGCGCTACCGTGGGCGATCCCGTCAATGACTTCGGCGCGGTGACCATTCCCGGCGTGGACTTCAACGGCAACGTTTACGCCACCGCCACCGCCGAGAACGCCGAACTCGAAGTCGTCACCGGCATGGCCGCCGGCGCGGTCAAGGTCGGCAACAAGGTCACCGTCACGGTCACCGCCGCGACGACCGGAACGCAGCTTCGCAACCTGATCAACGGCGTGGTCGGCACGAACTGGGCCGCCGTCGTCTTTGGCACCGGTGCCAGCGTTTGCGGTCAGACGCTCGCGACCTACAGCGAAGCCGCCGGCCGCATCGTCTTCCAGGCGCTGAAGACTGGCATGTCGGTGCGCACGACGATTCCGGGTCCTTCCGTGGCGACCCCGACCGTTGCGCTGACCGGCGGAAACATCGTCGACATCACGCAGTCGACGAACGCTGATGGCGAGCCGATCGGAACCGCCATCGCCATCCAGTCGCTACTGATCGGGCTCGCGAACTCGAACCCTGGCAAGTTCAAGAGCACCCTAGCTGGCAGCGGCGCGGGCCTGCTCGGCGCCAAGGCTCTGACCGTGCTGCCGTTCGGGTCGACGGGAACCATGACGGTCTCGGGCGATCCGAACGACGGATACGACGTCACGGTGCGCATCAAGACCGGCGGCGCGCTCGGGACTGCAGTCTTCGAGATCGCCCTGGGCAGCGCGAACGGAGTGCCGATCTACAGCGGCGCTTCCTACCTGATTCCGGTGAGCGGCGTGGTCGCGATTCCTGGCACAGGCCTGACCTTGACGTTCGTCGGTCCGTTCGATGCCGGCGACCTGTTCACGTTCCTGTGCACGCCGCCGCTGTCGACCCTCGCGGATGTCAGCGCAGCGATAACCTACTTCCTCGCGCGCCCCGAACAGGCGAGCCTGATCACGATCGCCGGAGAGATTCCGCTTCTGTCCCTGCCAGCGTGGATCGTCGCGCTCGACGTGCTGGCAGATTCGCTCGAGGCGGCAAAAAAGTACGTTCGCATCCTGCTTGAGTACGAAGGGCCAGCACCTGGGCAGTCCAATGTCGTTTGGGCGACCAGCGTAGCCACGACCCTCGCTGGTCTGTCAAGCGCACGCATCTCGCTGTTCGGTGGCGAAGGAAACGGCGTCTCTGCACTGCCGATCCCGCAGGCGTCGCGCTTCGAGACCGTCAATGGCAATCGCTGGATGTTCGCGCGCGCACTGGCGCTGTCGGCTGGCGTCGATGTCGGGGACCAGACGCTGAGCGGCGGAATGAGCGGCGTGCTTGAGGGCTTGCAGGTCGATGCGGCGGCAGCGCTTGCCAATGCACGCTCGAGCTACTTCTACCTGTTGCCTGGAATCACGGGCGTGCAGGCGGAATTCCTGCTCTTCGACTCGCCGACGGGTGATTTCACCTACGGCACGTACGGCCGGATTCTCGACAAGGCGATGTTTTATGGCTACATCGCGCAGACCCGCTACCTCAACGGCAAGTTCCGCCGCACGAAGCAGGGCACCATCGATCCGGGTGACGCGCGCGGCATCGCGCAAACCATCCGCCAGGCTGTCATCGACAACGTCGTCAAGCCCGGCGATGCGGTGGACTGCCAAGTCGTCATCGACCTGACCAACACCGACAACCGCCTGATCGTCACCTACTACGTGCAGGTCCCCTTCTACGCGAAGCAGATCGACGGCAAGGCCGGCATCGTCAAAACCATCAGCTCGGTACAGGTGATTTAAATGGGTGTCATCGACGTCGGAACGCCCGGCTTCTCCATCGACATCACCTGCGCCGAGGTGAAGTTCAACGGGCAGACGCTCTCGACCGGAATCGAGAGCATGGAAATCAACATCAAGCAGGAAGAGGAGCGCACTCACTTCCAGGGCGAGCAAGAGCCCGCAGAGCGTGCCGCCGGGCAGACCGATTACGAATGCAGTGGCGTCCTCGGGACTCGGCAGTTCTTCCTGTTCGTTGCCGCCGTAGCGGACGGTGACTTCCATGCGCTGAAAAACATGGAGTTCGAACTCACGCTTCTTGGGCGTCCAAAGAACGACACCAAGATCTACGAGTTCCAGATGCACAAATTCCGATTCCTGAACCACGGCTTCAACCTCGACAAGAGCCCGAGCAAGGACAAGTTCACCGGATCATGGCTTAAGTACGAGCAGAGCATCGTCTCTGAATTCTGATACGTGACCCGGCCGCGCGTCCACCTCAGCCCTGGCGCGCGGCCGGTCATCACGTCCCTGGGCTGAAGAGGGCTGATATGGCACGAACGTATACCAACGAGCAGATTCAGGCATTCGAAGAGCACCACGGCGCGGGCATGGTCGTGGTGTTCACGGTCGGCGAAGATGAGTACGCCTTTCGCCGGCTGAGTGTGCTCGATGTTGATCTGGCACTCGCTGCGAAGACCGAGCAAAAGGTCAACTTCCATGAAGAGGCGGCGATTCGCTGTGTGCTGACCGCGGACGCACCGCACGCCGGCAAGAGCGGAGAAGATTCGAAACTCGACAAGGACGCCCTTGCGGCGCTGGTCGCTGAGCGCACGCGCCTCGCGCTCGAGTGGAAAGACGCCGCGATGATGCGCGACATGATCGGGCAGGGGCTTGCGCAGGCATGTGGCTGGCACTGGAGCGCGAAACTGTCAACGCTCGGCGGTGGGCAGCATCAGATTACCGCGACCCTGGCGACGGACTATCAAGAGATGTACGGACTTGATGCCCCGCCCGTGGTCATCGAGGCCCGCGGCTGGACGGATCGTGAATACGACGAGTACCGCAGCCTGACCGCACTCGGCGCCGATGGCGAGGCCGAGCGATACGCCTTCGGTCGGCTGATCACGAGCGCGAATAAGACCGAGGTCGAGCGACTCTATCCGTACCTCCCGATCGCACTGGGCAAGTACCTGCAGGCGCTGGGCGTCACCAAGGCGGTGCGCCTAAAAAAGTCGCGGAGTGGGCAAGCGCCGCAGCCTGGGAATACTACGAGCACGGGAGGCGCGGCGATATCGCCGTAGTGGCTGCGATGCTGTGGGCCAAGGACCACAAGCCTCAGACGGACCTCGGGCAGGCCGGCTATCTATTCGACGCTGAATGGAAGCTGGCCGTGATGGGGCTGCGTCGATGACCGAATACACGGTCGGGCTGAAGTATGTGGTCAACAGCCCCGTCGGCGATCCGGTCAAGTACGCCGATAAACTGGCCAATTCTCTCGATAAACTCGAGGCACGGTCTTCGCGGTCGCAGGGCATGGGTGCCCGACGCATCGCCGATGACTGGCAGAAGATGGCCGAGAAGGCGGACCGCGACCAGCACCGCCTGAACGCCCAAGCGATTCGGTCCGCGCAGCAGGCGGAGGCTGCCAAGCGAAACGCCGCATTCCGACGTCTGCAGGAGCAGCAGCGCGAAGAGGAGCGATTCACCCGCTACCGCATCGCGCTCGATCGCCGGCTGGCGCGCGAGAAAGAACGCAGCGAACAGGAGCAGCTGCGCGCGACGCTTCGACGCATCCAAGCCGCACAGCGCGCGGAAGCGCAGGCGCAGCAGCGAAGTCAGGCGCGCGCAGGGGCGATCGGTCGCGGCATAGGCAGCGGCGCTCAGAGCGTCGCGGGGTTCCTCGGTCGCGGTGTCACCGGCACAACCGCTGCGATGCTTGGCGCCGGCGGCTACGTCGGCATGGAGGGTCTCAAGACCGCGCAGTTCATCGAGTCCGCTCGCATGAAGCTGACGGCCCAACTTGGCGATCGCGACTCCGCCAATGCTGAGATCAAGGACGCGCTCCGGATTGCAGAGAAGACCATCTTTGACCCCAACGAGGTCATCGATGCGACGGCCAAACTCGCGATCAACTTCAAGGACGTCGCGACCCGCCGCTATATCCTGGGCGCGGTGTCCGACTTCGCCACCGCCACCGGCGAAGGAAACGAGGGCCTCAACCGATCGATCCGCGCCATCAATCAGATCGCCGGCAAGGGCAAGCTTCAGCAGGAAGAACTTACCGGACAGTTGGGCGAGCTCGGCCTCTCTGCGACGAAGGTCTATGCGAAGCTCGCGGTCTCGCTGGGCATCAAAGACAAGGACGAGCAGACGCAGCGTGACAAGGTTTTGAAGGCCATCACCGCTGGCAAGGTCGGCAGTAACATGGCCATTCAGGCGATCACCGACGTTATGCGCGACGACAAGCGCGCTGGGTCGACCGCCGTGGGCACTGCCGGCACGCTGAGTAGCCAGATCAGCAACATCCAAAAGGGGCTACTGACTCTGTTCGCGGTCGCGGACATCGAGCAGTGGCCCGCGATGGTCGCGCTCAAGGGTCTGCTGAGCGACATCGCTGGATTCTTCTCCGTTGATAGCGAGGCCGGCAAAGAATTCATGTCCTCGATGAAGACGGTAACTGGGCAGATGCTTGTTCCTCTCATTGAGAGCACACGGCGCGCGATAAACGGACTCACAGGTTCATTTGTGGAGTCTGCTCGCGAACTGCAATTATTCATGCGTGGTCTTTTGGTCATTGGGAAACTAATTTTCGAACTTGGCGTCGCCATCACCTATCCAGTTGTGAAGTTGATGGAACTCATCGGCTATCTCAGCGAGCTCCAAGGAGATTGGGATCTGCCCATCTTCGAATGGCCTGCGAAGATGAAGCAGTTGGGCGTCGATATGGTGAGTGGCTTCGCGGAAGGCATGTGGTCCGTCATGCGCGCGCCGGTTACGGCCGTGGAGTATCTGGCCGAGTCCACCATCAATGCAATTCGAGGAAAACTGCAATCGCGCTCTCCGAGCCGCGTCACGATGGCAATCGGCGCGGACACTGGTGAAGGCTTCGCGCTTGGCCTTCGTGGCAGCGCGGACCGGGTCTCACGCGCCGCCGAACTCCTGCCTGATGCCGCCGTCTCTGCGATGACGCCACGTGCCTACGCAAGCACAGGCGGCGGGATGAGCAACAGCAGCGGAAGTCGCCCGATGCTCAGCTTTCAATTCACGCTTCCGGTGACGACAGCGCAGGACCCAGCCGAACTCACGAGCGCAGCCATGCCGATGATCATGGCACGGCTCCATCCTGAGATGGATCGCTACTTCGGCCGTCAACTCGCGCAGGGGACTGGCTGATGGCGACGCTCCCCATCAGCACGGCGGACCTTCCGCTGCCCGAAGAAGACCCGGTTGCCTGGGCGACCATCTACATCGCTGGACTCCCTTGCCCTGGTCAGTACCTCTGCGATCAGTCCGAAGGCGACCGCGAGCGCGACACCCAGCACAAGAAGAGCAAGGGCGGGAGCGCTGACATTCTCGTTGATCAAGGGCTTATGCCGAAGGTGGGCAAGATCAAGATCCGGACGATCAAGCCCGAGATCTACCGCGCCCTGTACGACTTTTATCTGAAGTACATGGACCCCGAGCGCGCGCTGTCGCGGCTCAACATCGTCACGATCTCGCACCCGCAGATGTACAGCCGCGGGATCAAGATGGCCTACTTCAAGAAGGCGCCCATCCCAAAGCCAACGCGCGGCGGCGGAACGTGGCCTTTCATTTCTGAGTTCGACTTCAACGTCATCAATCCGAAGACGCAGATCGGAGCGGCCGGCAAGTCGAGCAAGCCCAAGGCGCAATTCGGCATCAATCCGTATACCGAATACACGTTCAAGTCGGCTCAGGAGCGCGCAGCCATTACTTCGATCTCTGCGGTCGCTGCCGAGCAGCGCGCGCAGTTGAAGACGAATCAGTCGCGGCCACCAAATCAGACGCCGATTCTATACACGCCCGCAGATGTCTCGAAGTTCGCGAATGCCGGCGATCCATCGGCGCGCTTCCTCTCTGACAGCCAAGCGAGGTTCGCTCCCCGATGAGCGATATCACACTCAACGGGATCCCGGTCATTCGGGGCAACCTCAAAGAGCCGTATCAGGGCGCGTATACCGCCGAGGTCGACATCGAGGCGGATTTTGCGCCGAGCGGACCGCAGCAACTCGTGATTCTCGGCGAAACGTTCGCGATGTCTGTGGTGGCCGAGCCCGACGACCCCGATTTGAAACTATCCGGGGACTCTGGGGGTTTTCAGCGCTGTCTTCTTGTGGCCGGCGCTGGCGGGCTGCGCAATCCGATCGAGGCGGACGAGCGCGCACAAGGCGCCATCGTGGGCGATCTCCTGCAAGCACTGCTGCAGGGCACGGGCGAGGCCCTGGCCGATGACATCGATCCGCTGCTGCTTGGGCAAGGACTCGCGCAGTGGTCATGGGTCGCTGGCACGGTCGAGGACGCGCTGAGTGCCCTGTGTGCGTACCTTGGCGTCGTTTGGCGTGTTCGCGCAGACGGCAAAGTCTGGATCGGTACGCCCGTCGCAACACCGCGAACGCCGCCCGAGTATGTTATCACCGACATCGCGCCGGAGACCGGACAGGCTTCTTGGTCGCTGAACGACGTTACCGCCAAGCCCGACGACCAGATTGAAGGCCTGACGCTCCGCGAACTCTTCTACTCATGGGAGGGGAACGAGTTCCGCGCGCTGGTCACCTACGCGCCGGGTCCGTTCAATGGCCTCTTCTTCCTCATGTCGAAGTGGCTGGCGCGGCTGAACATCGAGTACTTCCGTTTGGCGCCTGGTCGTGTCGCTGGACAGAACGGTCCGACGTGCCAGTTCCAGCCCGACAACACCCAAATCTCACCGCTACGCAAGACGGGGCTGCGATTCGGCCTGCCTGACTGCGACGTGCAGAATCTCATGGGCGGACGCGCCGTCGTCGGTTGGGAGGGCGCCTCTCCGATCGGGCCAATCACGACGGGCTTCGCGCCGGGTCCACTGCCCACTGGGCAGATCGGGAAGTTGCGCCTGGGTCTTTCATCGGCAGGTCCGCCGGCGGGCACGCAGCCGACCATCAAGGGCACGACGTTCAGGCTCTCACAGAGCACGCTCGATCTGTCGCTACAGATTCTATTTGCCAGCATTGGCGTGGCCTTGGAATCCGCCGCAGGAGAGGCAGGGGCCCCCTCTTTGGCCACTGCCGCGAAACTCTTCGACGGTACCCTTCTGCCGCTGCCGCCGACTGCGGGCGTGGTGCAGGCGATTTCGCGATTTGAGAATGAGGCCAGCACGAACAGCAACTTCCTGACCACCATCGTCGAGGTCGGGTAATGGAAGCCGTTGGCGCGATCGAGCGCGTCGATTACCAGCACCTCGGCATCGATATTACCGTGCTGCCAGATCTCGACGAAAACGAAAAACTCGTCGAAGACCTGGACTGCTACGGTCAGGACCTCATCAACTCTTGGATGCAGCCGACCGGGATCGCGGACGGCACGCCAGAGGGTCAGCAGTGGGGTCAGGATCTCATGGCGAACCTGTCGCGCGGCTTCGATCTGAGCGCGCTCTTCGCCTTGAAAGTGGCGCTCGAAGTGCAGGCCGAACGCGATGACCGCTGCGAAAAGATGACTGTGACGTTGGTCGCGAATCCCGACGGAAGCCTGAGCGTGACGGGCATCTCGCAGACGACTATGGGCCCCTATCCGTACAGCTTCCGTGTATCGCCTGATAACGTCGGCGCGCTCTATGTCTCTGCGCTGGGGGCTGGCTGATGGCCTTCACGCCGATCGATCTGTCGAAGCTCCTCCTGCCACGGTCCGCGCAGCAGATCGTCAATGACTTTTTCGACTTCCTGGCGAACCCGCCTGATCCGAATCTCGTCAGTGTCTCAACGGCAAACTGGCGCACCGGTGGACCCTATCGGACGCTCGTCTATCGCATCGCGCTCGAGGCGTCGCTGCTCTATCAGCAGATCGCGGGGTTCGCGGGTTCTTCTTTCCTGCGCTACGCGATCGACGGCTGGATCGAATGGTTGGGCGAGGACTATTTCAACGAGCCTCGGCAGTCTGCTCAGTTCGCGCACGTCGGCCTGACGATCACGGTTCCGCTCGGTGCAGGTCCCTATGGTCCGCTCGAGGTTCGCGCGCAGACGGCGGACGGCAAGGTGTTCGTCTCGGACACGCTGGTCCCGATTCCGGCGGGCCCGGCGGTCGTTCCGTTTAACGCGACCGCAACGCTCGCAGGCGCCTCTTACAACGTCGGCGCTGGGCAGATCAATCAGCTGGTCGTGCCGAAGATCCTGGGCTTGTCGGTCACTAACGCAGCCCAAGCCATCGATGGCTACGACAAAGAACCGCTCGACCGCTATCGACAGCGCCTGGCTGCGAAGTGGGGCGTACTATCGCGCGATACTGCAACGCAATCGGCCTACGTCTACTGGGCGCTGACCGCTTCGAAGGAAGTGCAGAAGGTTCGCGTCTACGCCGACAATCTGCTCGGCGTCTTCACAGACAACTATGTGACGGTAGTACTCGCTGGCAACGCGACGACCGTCAGCGCGCAAGCGGTGCTCGACGTGACCAACTACATCACGCCGCTCCTGCCGCTCGATGTGAAACTGGCCGTGGTGTCGTGCGCAGTGAAGAGCGTCAACGTCACCGGCACTGCGAAAGTCTTCAGTCAGTACCTGTCTGGCGCGGCGGCGAAGATCTCGAACAGCCTACAGGCGCTGGGAATCCGCGTACCCATCGGCAGCTATGACGCGGGGCCAGTCCCGATCTCGGAGGTCACCGATGCGGTCATCTACGACAGCAACGAGGTCTATGACGCCCTGCTGACGAATCCTGTCGCTCCGATCGCACTCGCCTACAACGAGATTCTTGTGCCGACCAATGGCCTGACGGTGACGGGCGTGTAGCATGGCGACCTTTGCCGAAACCACGCGTCCGCGAAGCTTCAGCGATCTGCCGCTGACGCCAGCCTATCCGCGATGGGCAAAACCAGTCCCGGCGACAGGACCGACGCTGCACCGCAAGACCTATACCTTCGTGCGCGCCATCATGGCCGCATGGGATGGGGTCGCGCAGGCGGCTGCCTCGGCGGCTTACTGCCACGGCTCGCAGACCGCCCCCCCCGATGCGCTGGACGAACTAGGGAATACGTATGGCGGTCTTGCGCGCGCGCTCGTCGATGATGATGCGCGGTATCGCGCATATCTGCGTGCCCCACTCGATCGCTGGCATACCTTCGGAACGCGCCGTGGTCTGCTTGGCGAACTCCTGCACCTCGGCTATCCTAACGCCGAGATCGTCAGTTGGCGCGATCTGGTCGATGCCGGCGCCGGACCTCCTAATGTCGTCTTCGGGGGTCACGTCAACTTCTTCTTCGTGGCGCTCTACCAGCCGAATCCCTTCTCTTCCCTGCTGGCGCGCTGGAACGACGGCGTCAGTCGATGGGGCGATGGGGTGACGACCTGGGGCAGTGGCAATAACTCTGCCAATCGCATCGCTGAGATCACCCGCGTTATCGCAATGGTGAAGCCGGCACATACGAGTTGTCGGCATGTGGTTGCGTTCCTTGATAGCGCATCTGGCCTGAACGCACAAAAGCTTCCAATGGGAAATTACATCGTGTTTCCGCAGAACGAACCATGGGAGCGCATACGCCCGTCGTACGCCTTTAACCCGTTCTACATACAAAGCCCGTTGGTGCCCTGATGGCTAATACCGATCTACAACAGTGGAATGCGCCGCAGTACTGGCCAGAGGCGGCGGATGTCGGAACCAACGCAGATCCCTATCTGATTCCAGTAGATGGCAAGTTCATTACCGCGGACAGCAACCTAAATAATCAGGCGCCTATCAACGTAAGTCAGCGAGTTGATAAGCAACTGTATATGGGCCTGCGCGCCGCAACTATTGGCGACTTCACCGGAGCCATCCGAAAGACGTTTAAGAGTATTCACGTCGATGCTTTAGCGGGCGTCACCAGCACAATTCCGGCTGGTACCATTCAGGCCTCTGGCGATATCACATCGACCGCCGGCAATGTCATCTCGACAGTCGGCGATCTGCTCGCGCCCGGCGGGAGTTGCACCGTCGACCAGAATGTCACCGCTGGGGCGGCCGTGGTTTCGGATGGCGGCTTGGTGATTTCGGGGAACGCTGTCGGTGAACATGCCGAACTCACTGAGGCCCTACTTAAATACTTCAACACCGGCACTGGTAGCGGCGACGCGAACCCCCCACAGGGTACGGCCATTGCCAATCAGATGCGCGCGAAGAATATCCCGAAAACTTCGCTGTTCATCGACGTTGCGCCTGGAGTCGTGAACTCATTCGAGGGATTCGGAATTCAGTCGGTTGTCATCAATGCCGGCGATTCAAAGATCCTCGATATCACATTTGCGGCGGGCTTTGATAATGGCTCATATTCTCTTAAGTCCGGCGCGACCAGAGATGGAGCAGCGGCGGTACTCGCATTGCCGTTCGAGCGTGTCGACATGAGAACGAACACCACCTGTTCTGTGCAGGTGTGGAGCATCGTCGCCGGGACCCCAGTAGACTTCGCTTTGACTGGCGTCAAGTTTTCACTGGATATTGACGGACAACAGACCACCTAAAGGGAACAAGATGCGCGCTTACCTGATTATCGCCGCTTTGCTGATGTCGGCCTGCGGCGAACCCCCAGAGCCACTCATCCCGCCGCCGGCCCCTCCGAGCCCCTGCGCTGGTGCAGACCTGAGCGACTGGACGAAGCGCTTCTGGCGTGATGAACCACTTCAGGGTGACGTTGTCCTGCGCCCTGATTCCTGCGGTGGGAATACCGCAGCAGAGATGACGCTGACTGCGCCGCCGCTGGCGACGAAGGAGATGTTTCTGTCGCATGCCCTGCGTGAGGGCATCATCGGCCAGAGCATCCAAGTCAGTGCGCGCTTTCGTCTACTCGAAGGGGCTGCGCAGTTCGGCGTCAGCATCGATACTCGAGCAACGCAGATCGGACAGAAGGACGGCATCTATCAGGCCGTCTGGCCCGATGCCGACGTGCAGACAAAGGACGTGCGTCTGTGGCTCTATGCCTACGGTGGTCAGACCTCGCGCGTGCTGGTCGATCAGGTGCAGGTGAGCGTGACGCCAGGGGGATCTCCATGAGCGGCGGCGGCGACCGATTCAACTTCGAGAATCAGCCCGATGTTGGCGGCAGCGTCGCAATGCTCGAGGCGCGCGTTACCGCGCTTGAAGCGAACGATGTGATTCAGGACGCGCGGTTAGACGCGCTGGAGCTCGAAATGCCACGTCCGACCGCAACTGCGAACCCCGTGCCTGTCACGTTGCAGGCCGACACCGATACCCCTGTGCTCGCGGCCAACCCCAACCGGGAAGGGCTCATCTTTCGAAACAAGAGTTCGACGATTCGCGCGGTGTTCGTGCTGGGCCCAACAGCAGATCCGAACACCGATACCGTCGAGCTGTTGCCAGAAGAGTCAAAGCAGATCGTGGCGACGCGCTGGCGGGGGCCGGTGACCGGGTACGGAATCGGCGGTACGGCTGACGTCGTTGCGACGGAGTTTACGCCATGAACAAGCGAGTCATTTCTCTTCTGTTTGCGGTCGGCATCGTCGCGCCGGCACACGCCCAAGTCACCAAGGTCTGGGATGGCACGCGGACGGCCACAGTTTCGGCGCCGAATGCCGGACTTCCCGCTTCCGCGTCAGGCCTTGGGGTCACGCTCAGTCCGAACAGCGCGAATCCGACCGGGGCTGCGACTGCCACGAACCAGACGTCTGGCAACGCGAGCCTGACCAGCATCGATGGGAAGACTCCGGCCCTGGTCGGCGGTCGAGTCCCGGTTGATGGCTCTGGGGTGACGCAGCCTGTCAGCGGTCCGCTCACCGACACCCAGCTTCGCGCGAGTCCGGTCCCTGTCAGCGCGGCAATCAGCGGCGGGACCTCAACCGCGAACCAAGGCACGCCGAATAGCGCCGCGAACGCATGGCCGTTTTATCCGACGGTTGGCGGCGTGGCAATCGATCCACGGGTGCGCACCTGGGTCCTCTCGTCGGCAACTGACTCTGTCGACGTAAACGACCGCGCCGGTCGGCTGCTCGGCATCACGTACGGCTCGCAGGGGCAGCAGCTTCAGCAGTCCGCAACGAATTTCAATCTCTTCGCGGAACTTCGGACGGGCGGGACGGCCTACGATGCGCGGCAGATTCGGCCGCTGACTGCAGTGGATGTCGTAACGGCGCAGGCCGCAAGTAGCACCATTATCGACGATACCGGAACGCCGTTGGCCGGAAATGCGACATTCACAGGCGCCTGCTTCGATACGCGGTTGGGCGCGGATATCACGCTGGGCATTTCCGCGGATCAGGCATCTGCGACCAATGGCCTCACGGTGCGATGGAGCCGTGTAAGTGACTGCTCAGTCATTGCGGACACCGATCAGTACTCGATACCTGCCGGCAACGGCCAGCAATACAGTTTTGGTCCGAAGTTCACCTACGCCCAATTTGCCTATCAAAACGGCGCCACGCCTCAGACCGTGTTCGCTTTCACGACGATCCGCCGAACGACTCACGTTCGAGGTTCAACGCATCGTGGCGGCGATTCGGTCGACCTCCGCGAGCAAGACACCGAACTCGTCACGTCGATTCCCAAGGGCATCGATCCCAATGGCATCTCGCGGCAACTGGCGGTCGATACCTCAGCGAATCTCAAGGTCACGACGAATCCGGGCACGACGGCCACGACGACAGCGGTTGCTCTTACCACCACAGGTTCGTCGGTCGTCGCCACGAATACGGCACGCAAGGCGCTCAAGATCTACGACCGCAGCAGCAGCCCCATCGTCTGGTGCGTCTACTTCAACGCGACGAACGTCACGAGCGAGGCGACGGCGAGCTTTGCGATCACCCCCGGGCAGACCTTCGAGATGCCATGGCAACCAAACGGCGTCGAGTACACCGGGCAGATCAACTGCGCCGCTTCGACGGGGACGGCGAACGTGCAAGTAACTGAGGTGCAGTGATGGCGCGCTTAATCAGAGTGGCCCGTGTGCTCTTCCTCCTCGCGCTCTTTGCGCTGACCGGGGCGCCGTTCTCGTTCCCGCGCGATACGACTCGTACCGTCACGGGAATCACGACGCTTTTGGCCTCCGATCGGTATGTGCGCGCCAACCCAAGCGGCGGCCTTGGGATCACCCTGACCCTGCCGACGACGCCGGCCGATGGCACGCCTATCACGATCACCCGCGTGAGTGCCAACCTCGATAACGTCGCCATCGCGGGCGGCGGCGCCACGATCATCGACGGAACCACGACGACCATCTACCTGGGTGGCCTCGGCTCGTCGGCGCAACTGCAGTATGTCGCAGCGTCGAATCGCTGGGACGTACTCAACTTGCAGCGACAACTCGTCGTGTTCCGGATCACGTCGATGAACAACGGCGAGTACCTGCAGAACCCGACGGTGCTGGTGGTCGGAAATGTGACCTGGACCGGCGGCGCGATTAACTCCGGCCAGACACAAATGCTCTTCGGGCGCGGCGGCACATTCGTCACCGGGAGCATGACCTGCCGGACGCGCGTGAACGTCGCCGCGAACCGCACGGTGGTGGCTCGGCTTGCTGCTGAGGGCTTTGGCAGCGCGGCGAACCTGACGAACTCCCTGTCGATGACGATCGCTAGTGGAAACGCTCTCGGGACCGGGGTCGCCCAAAACGTCCTCGCGGCTCCGCTTACCGGCACACAGGGTACACTCGTTGCCTTCGCTGGCACGGCGCTCCCTGAAGCCATGGACTGCCAACTTGAGACCTTCACGCTATGACGCGACTGCCCCTGCTCATCGCGCTCCTCGCGGCCTGCGGCCCGCCTCATTCCGCTGAGCCATACCGCGCCCCACTGGATGGCGACAGGCCGATCGAGCTCCGGCTGACCGAGAAGGCGCGGGCCTTCGCTGCGCAGGGTGGGAAGCCGGACGGCGCGCGGCTGCGGATGATCGAGCGGGTGTTGCCGCGACTTGAGCTGATCTGGAATCCGGACGCCGCGGGACCAGCGCAGGTGGTGCTGATTGACTTCGATGAGGACGTCGACGGTCCGTGCGCCACGAACAACTGGGCTCTTTGGAGTCCACACGACCGGCCGGCGATCTGGCTCTATAAGTCTTGGATCCACTGCTTGATCGAAGGCGATTCCACACTATACGGCGAGCAGGGATGCTTCCTGCACCTCCTGCACGAGCTCGGGCATAACCTGGGCTCGCGCGCGCACGCCGCGCAACACGACCGCGCGCGCCACGATAGCGGATCGGTGATGTGCGGGTGGGCGTCAGACTGCGTTGACCATCGCCTAGCTGACTTCACCGATGAGGATCGATACGGCGACGGCCTCGAGTTCCGTGGCATCTGCGGCGATGGCGGACATGGAGGGCCCTGCTCATGAACGAGAACCCGAACCTGAAGCTTCTCGTCGAGGGCCTGGGCTACCTGTCTGTGATCGTGACGTCGCTCGTCGCGTGGTACGGCATGCGGGCGCGGGCGCGGCAGAACGAGCAGGCCATCGCGCGGGGCATCGATCCAAAGAGCCTGCCTGACATCAACCCGCGGCCGTTGCTGCTCTTGATAGCCGGAGGCGCGCTGCTGGCCTATCTCTTCGCAAGGCATCCTGAAATGGCGCAGCGTGTCCTTCCGGTGGCCGACTCCGCCGAGCTCGCCTCTGCGATGCCCAGCCCGTCCGCCGCATCCTGCACAAGCGCTGCGGACTGCGCGAGGGGCTGTCAGTGCACCGGAGGTCAGTGCACGCCCTGCTCGGCCGCGAAACCGAAGCCACAGCCAGTACAAAAGACCAAGCCACGGTATCAGCCCCAGGTCGCGACGCTTGGCGATTGGCTGGCGCTGCCTCAGATGTACGTGCCGGTGCAGGCGATCTACGAGCGGCCGGCGGAGCGGTAGAGCACGTTGGCGCTACGACCTCGGATCGAAGGTGGCCTCGCCGTCCTCCGGATGCTTCATGACGTGCGCAGCCAGAGCATCCTGGATTCCACCCGTCGAGCGCTTCAGATACCCCACCATGTTTAGCTGGATCCACTCCTCGGCGATGGGGCAGTGAAACGCCAAATGCTTCCAGATGGGCCGCGGGTCGTCGGTGAATTTGACACGCTCCCCGCAGTGATTGCAGGTCCATGTCGCCAAAGAACGGTCAATTCGCTTGAGTGGCTGCCGTGCCATGTCCCTCTCGACTTTGTAGCGACCTCATCAGCGATTCCGATTGATCCGCCGCCCACGTTCGTGATGATCCCCGCAGGAGGTCGCCATGTACGCGTCGCTGTAGTCGATGGCGCGGCGGGTCGATGGCTCGCCGCGTCTCATCCTCCCTCATGCCGGTGCGCCCGCTCCCCGAGCCGTTGCAGCGCCGAGTCTCGCTGCTGTCGCGCGACGGCGAGTTCTTCGCGCACGCTCAGCAGTTCGTGTTCCTTCGCCGCGAGGATCAGCGCGATCTCCTTGACAAGCCGGTCCTCGGTTTTCTTCGCCTGCTCTGGCGTGCGGGGGTCGGGCTTCATGGCGTGGTGAACGTCGGGCCGGTGGGCGGATTCTTCAGCGCCTCGAATGCCGCGCGTAGCCGCTTTTCTTCGACCTCGGCTTGTCGTCGCTGAAGGTCGCCCTGCATGCGCGCGAACAGTTTGAGGCATTCCGCCCGCTGCCGCTGCATCTCCTCGTTGTGCCACCGCGCAGCGAGCCGCATTTTGCGCCGGCGGCGTCGACCGGGCTGGCCCCACTTCGGTCCTTTGTGTTTGCCCCGGCCGAACGATGGATGCCGCTGCGCCTCCCACCACGTCTTGATTGCTGGGATGCCATAGTTCTCGATGAACTGCTGCGCATCTGCTCGCACCCTCTGGCGGTGAAACTCCACGTGAGCCACGGCAGACACCCAAGACCCAGCGCGCAACTGCCCGACATCCTCTGGCTTGAGCGTGCCTTGTACCAAAACCTTCGTGATTTGCTCGTCGATCCACCGCCCCAGTTGGTTGTGCAGAATCGCCATCACTCCCCCGCCTTCTGCGGCTTGGCGGCGCTATCCGGCACTCCGACGGTCACGCGGACGCAATCAACCTCCCCGTCGCCCCAGTCGAGGCGCTTGGTGTACGGCGCAATGGACAGGATCGTGACGTCCTCGCCCTCCCGCGGCGCCAGCGCGCCGTGCTTCTTGAGTGCGGCCTCAGCCCTCTTTGACCACTCGTCGGCCAGCTCAACGCGATTCCCGTGCTCGAGCCACGCAAACGGAGCGGCTTCACGGATGACATCTGCCAGTGCTGCCTTGTCGCGCTCGGCCGCAGCGAGTTGCTCTCTGGTCTGTCCGTGCATCTTGAGCGCCTCGCGTTCGCCATGAGCCAGCGCATCCCGGTTCTTGCGCAAGAAGTCGATGTCCTTCTCGAGTGCCATCTTCTCGCCGAGCATCCGATCCGCCTCGACCCGCGTCTTGTCCGTGGCCGCGCGACAGGTGGTGAGTTGGCGCTCGAGCCCCTGGACGCGATGCGACGCCTGACACGCAAGGCACAGACGGTCGTGACTGCATTCCAGCGTGCCCTCGTGCATGCGTGCGACGAGGCACTGAACCGGCGCGTCGTTGGCGATGTCCGATAGCGCCTGCTTGGCTTTGTCTGCGTCCTTGCGTAGTTGCTCAATCTCCGCCTCCTGCGCGCGCACGACCTCAAGCAGGGTGGCGCGGTTGCGGTGGCACTCGTTCGCTTCTGAGCCGCTGAGCCCCTGTTCATAGGTGGCATCGACTCGCGCATGCTCTGCCGCAATCTCCCGCACCTTCTCCGGCGTCGCGGCCTTGATTCGGGCCAGTTCCGTGCGCAGAGCATCGCGCTCCTCGACGCAATCAACGAACATCTGCGCTTTCTCCAGGGCCACATCAAGCCGCTGGCCGCGCGCTGCCTTCAGTTCGTCCAACTCCGCCAGCGCCTTCTCGAGATCGGCGGCAATAGCGTTGCAGTGCTCTGCTAAGCACCGAAACAGCGGGCGACTCGCGCTGAACCATTCGTGTTCCGTCATCTCTCCAATGGCACAGTCAGCATCCAGCGAAAGGGCTCTTGCGACATCGCCTTTGATTGCCTTGATCTTCGCCGCATCGGTCATCGTCGTGTCCTTAGAAAAGTCCGCCGTAGTTCGTGATGAAACGCGCGCACTCGATGACGGTTTCGAGTTTCTCATTTCGTGGCACTGAAGCCTTCACGAGTCCGGGCACGTCGATAATCTCGACATCCTTGGGCTGCGGCTTGGGTGGCGCTGGCGGCTCGCGCAGCTTCCGCTCGTAGGCCGCCTGCGCTTCGATGGCCTTCATGCGCCGCCTCAGTCGTTTCCGCTGCTTCTTGTCTTCGCTCATCCTCTCCTCCAACTCTGCTCTTTCCATCTCTGCACGCGCTTTCCGCTGCGGCGGTGTGGCAGGGGCTCTGATTCTGCGTACTGAATGCGCGGCGCGATGAACCCGCGAATCCGCATCGGCTCAGCAAGCGGAATCGACGCTGTAAGGCACGAGCGGCCCGCTGGTCGGCAGCGCCAGGTTCATCGTCCACAGGCCGCGACGACGCAAGGGCTCGCGGTCTTGTGTGGCCAGGGCTGCAACCGTGCGCCCCTCGATGCACCGCTCTCCTCGGGTTCCGAACCACGGCCGGGCGCGCGATCGGGTGCTCATCGCTTTACCGCACCCGGCAGGTAGTGGAACCTCGCGCGACATGCCGAATCGCAGAAGGCAGCACGGGCGCTGCGCTTCAGTCGTCGATGCGTGGTGCATCGCCCGGCTTTGCAGTCCGCGCACCAGTCGATAGGATCAAGCTCGGCTCCGCACTGGCCGCACCGTCGGTCATCGGCTACATAGGGCCGCTTGCCCACGCCCTACTCCTTCCGCTCGGGGGCCAGGGTCGAGACTTTGTAACTGGCGAGGAGCACGCGACAGATCGCATCGGGGAGGTTGGCCGAGTCAACGCCACAGACCGTCTGAACATCGCCAGCCGATCCGATGGTGGTCAGCGAGCATGTTACTGCGGCTGCGTCCTTTTTCGTAAAGAACCGGCGTCCGGTTTGGATCAGGAAGGACTTCATTCCTTCGCAGCAGTCGGAGACTACGTGATGCCTTCCTTCTCGACGGTAATAGGCAGTCGCGCGGTCGCCGCTGTCCAGGTAAAGCGCCACGCTGTACCACTCCCCATCGGTCAGCCGGTGCCAACATCCGCCCTCGAAGTAGAGCACCCGACCGACCGGGGCCTTGTTCATCTTGGCGGCCCCTGCTCTAGCGAGCGCCCCGTTCAAATACGTCTCGATATCCATCCTCGTCCTCCGGCTAGGCGGCTTTCGTGGTGAGTCGTGCGATCCATTCAGCAGTGGCCAGGAACATCTCTTCGCCGCGCTCATCGTCGAAGTACCACCAGCCGCCGCACTTCTCGTGTAGGTCGCGTAGTCGCCCGATCTCTTCGTGCGTGACCTCGCCCATTCCGAAGTGCCGAGAGTCGCCCTGCAGCATGCCCCAGAGCGTGCGCTCGAGTCCCGTCAACCACCCAGCGCAGTAATAGTCCTCGCTGATGCCGCTCATCAGGTCGCGCAGTGCTAGCGCACAAGCTCGGTCGAGCGACTTGGCCAGCGCCTTATCAAGCACCGCATTGGTCACTTGCTGCTTCTCTGCGAACTCTGCCTGATTGGCTGCGCGCTCGGCCTCTTCGGCAGGCTCGCACTTCTTGCAGACGAAACTGATACCCCGTGTGTTGATCTGCTTTCCGCAACGCCTGCACTTGCAGCAGTCGTCGGCCTCTTCGCGGTAACTGTCAGCGAAAGATCGGACGTCGGCGCGGGTGTGCCGCACCATCTTGTGCGACCCAGCGCGGACTCGATTGCAGACGCCGCACGCATAAGCGAACACGGTGCCATCGGGCGCTGCCAGTGGAATCGCCTTCATGCTCTCTCCTCATGAGCCCGCTTCGACGGCGGACTCTTTTTATGCTGCGAGCGTCAGCTCGAGCTGTTTCGGTTCTCGACGAATCCAGACAACTTCCTCTGACCATGCCGTTGCGTGGTTCGCCTTGATGCGACGGAAGGGGACGAACGGCATCCAGTCGGCTCCGGCTTGCTCGCAGACGATGACAAGCCCACGACGGCGCTGCGACCATCGACCAATCTGCTGATAGTCGAGCCCCTTATGTCCGCCGCGATAGCGCCGGCCGCACGTTCCTGCGTATGGCGGATCGATGAACCACGTCGCGCAATGGTCGCCACTATCAAAGCAAGAGCCCTCGACGATGCGCCAGTGACGGATCCGTTCGACCTGCGCCGCGATCCTTTGCCGAATGGCCTCGCCCCAAAATTGATCGGGATACAGGCCGGTGCGACACCATGCCGATGGCGAGTCCTTCGGCGTCGCGCTTCCCTTGTTCAGCCAAAACCCGACCAACCAGCGCGCTTCCTGAGGTAGGGCGGAAAGCTCGTCGATGTGCTTGCGCACGTCCGGGATCGCCAAAACCTCGCCAGGCTTCACGCGGATCAGGTACTGCCACACGTCCACGATCACCGGGTCGCGGTCGATGAGCAGCACCCGCCGATCGGCGTAGCGGGTCGCATAGCCCGCGCTGCCGGCGAAAGGCTCGATAATAAAATCGTGCTCTGGTGCCGGGTAGCTAGGCACCGTACGCCATTTCGATCCGAAGAATGGGAAGAACGGTTTCATCTCTTTCTCTCGCTTCGACGGCGGACTCGGCGGTGGTTGTGTCCCCAGGCTCGGCGACGGCACGGACGCCTTGGGGACATTACATCAGACGGAGTCCCAGTTCATGGAGAACTGGGCTTGATTCTGTTTCCTTGCTTTTTCCCGTCGAGAGTCCATGGCGGGCTCAGCAGCGGGGACACGCCGGGGACACGCTACTTCCTGCCGCCGACCAGCACTCCGAGTCGGTGCTTTTGCTTCGCTGATTCGATGGCCTCGGCCTTGGCGTAGTGCGCCGCCGTAACCTCGAACGAGGCATGGCCGAGCGCGGCCGCAACGGCATGCGTGAGGGCCCCTGAATCGACTGCGATTGTCGCCCACTGTCCGCGCAGCGAGTGCATGCAGATCGGCGCCACGCCCGCCGCCTTGCAGTACTTCTCGATCTGATGCCCAGCCCATCGCCTGCTCGGCCGCTCCCCATCTGCCATGCGTCTCACTGCGCGTCGCCGTCCAGACTCCGGCGACCTGAGTGGCTGTCATCATCGGCCGGATGACGCGCGGGCGCTTGTGCATTGCCGCGTAGTATTCTTTCCAGCGCCGACGTTTCTCGACCTGGGACTTCGACATGAAGGATGGCTCGCTCATGCTCTCTCCTGTCCTCCCGTTGCCGGGACGACGATGGGATTTAGGCGGCGTCTTCTGCGCGCACTTCTCGCAGGTGGTGTTCGGTGTTTTCTTCTACGGCACCGGCTGCGGCTAGTCGCGTCATCAGGACGTTCAGGCCAGCCTTCCCGAGAAGTTTCTTAAGTGACGCCTTGTTAACGGAGCAGGCCTCATCGGTCTTGTCTCCGAGGGCCTCGCGCAACACGGGAAGTCCGACCTTGCCATCAATCCGCGTCTTGTCGACATCGACGATCGCGAGCTGCTTGCCGTTCGGCAGCGGGATGGGCGCGACCGCAGCGCAGCGCTTCAACTCAGCACGCAGCCGCTTCATGGCATCCTCGGCGCGCCCCAGGAAAGCCCAGGCGCCAGCCGGATCGGCGGCGACCATCTCGGCGATCCGCTCCTCTTCGCTGAGCGCCTCGGCTATGCGGCGCACCATGGCAGTGGTGGCCGGGCAGGCAGGCGCAGCAGCGCAGTTCGTGCAGTGCTCACCCGGGAAGACGTCGGGCAACTCCTGCTCTTTGGCCTGCTCATAACGCTCGTAAATTCTGGCGATGCGCTCATGCGCCGCAGCCAAGTCGAGCGCGCCCAGCTCTACTGAATCAGGACGCAGCCGCTCGCCATCGACTCGAAGATGCCCCACGGTCACGCGCATCCAGTCGAATGTGCGCGCCGCGTATAGCCCGAGCGCCAACAACTGCAGCGAGTCGGCGGCGCGTCCCGGTCGACCGGTCTTGTAGTCCCAGACCGATTGATCATGCACGGACAGAACGTCGGCCGTGCCGCATGCGACCCCGGGGATTTGTGGATAGTCGCGCCGATCGATCCGAATCGTCCATCCCCTGCGCTCTGCCAAGTCATAGCAGAGGGGCTCTTCGCGCAGCCCTCGCGGCAGAGCGGCCGGGTCAAGCTCTGAGCAGAGCTCGCGGAAGTCCTCCGACAGTTGCGCCAGCGCCGCTTCTTTGCCGACGCGCGGCGCGAGCTCGAGATAGCGATGCACCGCTGAGCCCTTCGCCTGTACATCGCTCGTCTCGCGAACCTGTGGCAGGACGTGCGAGGCGGGACACTTCTCGGCCAACCAGAGGGACGATGCGGTGGGGCGCGGCATGGCTAGGATTTCTTTCCGCGCAGGCGATCTGAGTTGGCGATGTAGGCGCGATTCAGATCCTGAGTGCGCATCTCAGACGGGATCTTGCTGGCCACCTCATCAAGTGCGCTCAGGGTGTCGCACTCGGCGAAGGCGGCGACGATGCGGCCAATCTCATCATCGCTGACCGGCGGCAGCGCTCCCAGATCAGAGCCGTCCAGGGTTCCGGTCAATGGGCCCTCGTAAGGCGCGCCATCGATGCTGACCAGATCAGACACGCTGGCCTGCTCTCGGGAGTCCATATCATCGAGTTCGATCGCTCGCTCCAGCCGCTCGTCATTGCCCTTGGGAACGAGTTTCAGGGCGTGGCGGATGGCAGTTTTTTTCCACATCTCCGCCTCATGCAGAACCCAGGGCGAGTCTTTGCGTGGCTTGCCATCGCGATCAAGATAGGACTTGCTGACCGCCCGCCGCGCCAGCACTTCGGTCTTGTCGAGCACCTCGCCAAACACCAGACCATGCGGCGTCTTGTTTAGGCAGTAGGCATAGACAAGCGCGCCGCGCTGCGGGCCGCGTCGATGGAACTTGACCGGCGGAAAACCGGCCAAGTCATAGTCAAACGCGTCGCCCTCATAGACGGCGTGCGCCTGGGAGACGATACCCGCTGCGTCGTGGGCCAGTTTGACGAAGCCCTGATATCCGATGATGAGCTGCGCCTCGACGACCTTCGGCCACGGATCGCCGCGTCGGGCAGGCGGCTTGCTGTTCGCGAACGGGACGAGCCACGCATGGCCGAGTGCGGTGTTCGGAGCCAACCCGATCTGCGCAGCCAAGCAGAGCGAGGAGAGGACGCTCTGTGGCGTGCACTTCGCAAGATAATCGTTCTGGGTGCATGCCTGCAGGAAGATGCGGATCAACTGATCCGCGTTCCTGTTCATGCTGGCTGCCATCTGTTTCTGTAGCCATCCCTGGAAAGCCGGCTTCATGAGCTCGACCTTCAGGATGTCAACGGGCCGCGCATCTTTCTTCTCGATTGCCGTGTTCGTTCCCATGAATCCTCCCTTGTCCGCTTGGGGTTATTCGTCTTCGCCCTGGACCAGCTCTTCGATGTCCTCAGCCGTCGGCACCTGCCAGTTCAGGATCTTTCCGCTCTCCAGATCGATCGTGAGCTCGACGTAATCGCCATGGTGATTGCCAGGCATGAAATCGGGCACTTGGCCGTCGTAGTCATCGCCGATCTGCTTGCCATCCTGGTCGTGCACTGATGCACCAAAACTGTCACAGCACTTCGCCGTGATTCGGATCGTCTTAGCCTCAACCTCGACGCGCTTCTGAAGCCCCATCTTGATTCCCATTGTTCTTCTCCTTCTCTTGAAAGGCAGAGGCGCCCGGCTCCAAGTCCGAGTCCGCGCGACACGATTGCAAAACGCGCGGCGCAGAATTGCCGCCTCTTGGTCAGAGCGGGGGGATTCGAACCCACCACGCACAGGGTCATCGGCCGTGCTGACCGCGCCGACAACGCTTGCGAAGCCCGGTCCTTCGCTCTGACGCACCGGCAAACATCCCGCCCCGGTGCTGGCTGAGGTACTCCTACCGCTGAGCTACGCCCCAGGTGCGGCTACTTGACCAGGACCAGCGCCGACAGAAACGGGGTGTACTTCTTCGGCTTGTTGGGCTGGCCGGTGCGCCGGTTCACGCTGGTCACGGTCACGTCGGCCTGCTTCGAAGCGTGCTTATCCGCTTGACACCCAAGAAATCGTGACTATGCTTGGGTTCAAAGGAGATTGAAGCCATGAGCCGAGTAGCCATCGCCGTCCCGAAAAGCTGGGAGTTGTTTTGTCCGAAGTGCGACGAGATTCTAGCCAGTCCGTCAGGAAGCCACTTCTGGCTGTCCGAGGACTTCCAGCGCGTAAACCATATGCGCTGCGAGTGTGGCGAAGGTGTCAAGGTGCCAGCGCGGCTCAAGGTGCAATCATGAGCCATAAGATCGAGTGCGAAAATTGCCAAGGTCGCGGCGAAACCGAGGCTGAGCATGTTGAGCAGTGTGAGGTAGGCACCGAAGGTGGCTGCGAAATTTGCATCCGCAACGACGAGGGATGCCCGGAATGTCGCGGCTATGGCGAAGTCGATTGCGACGTTGATGATTGCGGCGAGTGCGGAGAAGAGGAGGAGGCTGCATAGATGTCCGTCGCTGACAAGTTCCCCGACTCGCTGCCAGCATTCCAGCGCATGTTTCCCGACGACGCTGCATGTGCGCGCTACCTTGAAGCGATCCGATGGCGCAGTGGGTTTGCATGCCCGCGCTGCGCAGACCAGGCGGAGCCGTTTCGCTTCGCCGCGCGCCCCGGTGTGCTTCGGTGCCGAACCTGCAAGCGTGATATATCGTTGACGGCTGGCACCGTCATGGAACGCACGCATACGCCGCTCTCGATTTGGTTCTGGGCAGCGTTCCTGTCTTCGTCGCTGACTCCAGGTATATCCGCTGTACAGCTTCAGCGGCAACTCGGTCTGACGCGCTACGAGACGGCCTTCCAGATCCTCCATAAGCTCCGCGCTGGGATGACTCGGACAAGCGGGCGCATCGGCGCCGGTACGCATGTCGAGGTCGATGAAACCTGGGTCGGTGGAGTCACGCGCGGCAAGGGCCGCGGGGTCCATGATCAGGCTTGTGTCATCGGTGCCGTCGAGGTAAAGCAGCGCGCCAAGAAAGAGCCCCAACGCAAAGAACGGCGCGGTGGACGCATCGCCGGCCGGCTTCGGCTGGCTGTGGTCCCCGACCGCAGCGCAAAGGCGCTGTGCGGATTCGTAGAGGAGGCGGTAGACCCTGCAACGGACATGATAGTCACCGACGGCTGGCAGGGCTATGCGCCGCTTGCCGAGAAAGGCTACCAGCATCTTTCCGTCGCTGAGCGCGGAGATCCGAACGTGGCGGAAGACTACTTGCCGATCATCCACCTCGTTTTCTCGAATCTCAAGTCCTGGCTCAATGGCACGCACCACGGGGTTAGCGCTGCGCACCTGCAAGCCTACTTGAACGAGTTCACGTTTCGGTTTAACCGACGGTTCTACCCATTCAACGCCTTCAGATCGCTGCTCGGCTTGGCTGTCGAAAGTGAGGCACCGACCTACGATGAACTTTATGACGGTGACTGGCAACATCCCGGCCTCAAGTCTGGGAATTAAGCGGATAAGCACGCTTCGAAGAACCCCAAATCCTGGTAATGACTCCCTCGTGTTCCTTGCTGTAGCCCTGCGCCTGCCCGGTCCACTTCACGCGGTCACCGACCTTGAACGCCGTGGCCGAAACAGCCTGCCTGTCCTTCGCGCTTCCCATGTCTTTACTCCTTCTCTCGCCGCCCACGCGGCTTGTTATCTCAGCAGCCAGATCAGCACGTGTCCGGCCGCGATGATTCCCGCTGCGACCTCGAGCCACTTCGAACGGGCGAAGGCTCGAGGCGTCACGCTGCCTGCCTTTCCATCTGGCGCTCTAGTTCTTCGTTCTGCTCCTTGGCCTCTTCGAGATTGGCCTCGGTTTCAGCGCCCCACTCGCGCAGCTTCTCATTCGCCTTACGAACGTCCTCGAGCGCTCCATGGTGAGCTTCAGAGAGGCCGTCTATGTGCTTCTTGGCAGCCGACTCCAAATCTCGGCTCTCTTCATCGTCTCCCCAATCAATGGACTCCAGAAAATCAATCGCATCCTGAATGGCCTTCTGCGCCCTGTTGATAGTCGGACAGGTATCAGTTACAGGGGCCATCTGATAATGGCGACTGCGCGGTCTCATTTTCCACCTCTCGGCACAACCCGCACGTTGCGCTTGAAACTGTCCCGCTTACACAGACTCTCCAGCGCCTCCGCCTGCTCCGCGCTGTACGCCTGAAAACTGCCCACCTCGACGCACGGATGCCCGAGCAGATCCCAAGAGTCGTAGTCATAAAAGACGTCGTGCGTGATGACCGACCGTGTCTGCTCCTCGTACGCCGGTACCGCGCGCTCGGCCCTCATGGCTGGACCGCCCCTGCAATGCCGAGCATTTCGCGCAGCTCGTTCTGTAGCTCTTTGCGCCCCTCTTCTCGTCCGCGGTCAAGTCCATCTCGCCAGACGAGCACGACAGCCGTTAGCTGCTTGTCGGTATAGCCGTGGTCGTGCAGTTTGAACTGGAACTCGCCAAAATTGCAGACCTCGGTGTACTCGAACCCATGCGGCGCCGTTTTTTCATCGGCCGTATACACCTCGCCCGTGATGCCGCGAATGGACCGCCTCACGACCGCACCCCCAGACACTCGGCGCGCAGCTTCTGGCCGATCACGTAAAGAGCATCGTTTGTGGGCGTCTCCCTCCAGCCCTCGAAGCCGGCCTCGATCGAGTACGCATCATCTTTGGAAAGCCCGATAATCCCCGCTGCCTTTTCTCGGTAATCAGGAATGAACTCCGTCCATGGGCCACAGATCGCTCCCAGCAGACAGGTTTCTTTGTAGCCGGGCATCATGAGCAATGGACCGTTCGGCCCCACTCTGACGCCCAAGGCAGTCGCCTTGGCGATGCGCTCCCGACACACCCGCTCGACGCGCTCGAGTTCATCCTGGCTCAGCATGACGACACCGCCGTTGTCATCGCAGCCCGAATCTGCGGGCAGTCCGTCGCCTCGAACACGTTCGCGACCGCGCACTTCAGGCACAGCCCTCGCTCCACCTTCTGCACCAAGTCCTGAATCTGCACCTGCGCCACGATTACGCCCACCTGAGTTCCGCCGTCGCTCACGTGCTTGCGGCCCTCCTCGAGCGCCGCGTTGACCACGGACGACAAGCCAGACATGCTCCACTTCTTGCCGCAGACGCACTTGGTTCCCATGACCACTCCTTAAGCCGCCATCTTGGCCGGTATCGTGATCCGCACATCGCCATTGCTGCTTGCTTCCACGTAGGGGCGTTCGCGTGGCGGGTGCGGGGTGTTACTTGGTGGCTGCGATTACTGGTCGCGTTTCGCAGCCGGGTTCTCATCGCGACCTAATGAGGTTCTACGATGGGCAGATTTCAGTGTCAACTAAGTTTTATAAATAATTTCACTTCTTCAATTTGTCGTCGCGCAGTGGCTTGATGATCTTGTCGATGGCCTGCCGGTTCTTGTGTCCGATTCGCCGCTGAATCTCGGCAACCGACATCCCTTCGGCATAGAGCGCGATGACCAGCGCATGGTCAATGACCGGTGGCCTGCCGGCGCGCTTCGATATGTCCAGCGCCGACGCAAAGTGATACATCGAGGCCAAGTGAGGAGTCAGGCCGTTCGCCGCTGCAACGTCGGCCATCGTGACTTCGCCGGACTCGAGCCCCTGTCGATTCGCCTCAAGCGCAGCACGCATTTTCGCGCGGATGTCGGGCGGGATGGCCACAGTGCTACCCTGCCGCCGCCGCTTGGGTTGCGTCTTGACTCGCGATCGACATCCTGCGTTTTTGCGACGGGCCGTGGTCATTTGTCTAGATCTTTCGTCTGACATCAGTTGGGGGCCGAGGCTACGGGCGCGGGCCGGCAGCGGTCGCAGTGGCATTCCAGCAACAGTCGCGACATCGGCCAGGGCTGCGCGAGGTGGAACCACTTGAGTGCTTCCTCGGTGACATCGGCCTTGATCTCGACACCAAGCCAGCCACAGGACCACGCACGCGGGGTGCAGAGCAAGAACCCGCGCCAGGATGAATCCGTGTGCCACTTCGCACGCAGCCCGACTTCGGGCAGGTTGTCAAGCAGCATTTGTGGACCTCCTGGCGGGCAGCAAACCGGAGCCATCACAGAGGTCATCCAGAGTCAGGCTCTGATATCTCTTGGGAGTTCCGGACGGTGCCAGCGCGGCGATTCTTCCGTCGTCGAGCGTCTTCGTCAACGGCCAGCACTTGAGGCAGTTTGGGCAGGGCCTCAACTTCTCGCCGATGCGGTACTTGGCGCGCTCATCTCGATAGAGCGCCGTCAGTGTCCGACTGTGCTTTAGGCACCCCGTCATGTGACGGCGCTCGGCTTGAGGAGATTCGCTCGTCGATGGATCGTATCCAAGCCAGTCAAGGCAGTGAGGCACGAAGACAGCCCAGAGTGCCGCCCGCTTCCGCGCGCCCATCGTCATCCCGACGAGACTTCGCGGCGTCCAGGGCTTCGTGGGGAGCGGACCCGGTCCCGTCTTGTCTCCGCGTCGCCCTCGGCAGTCGGAGCTGCGCAGAATCTTCCCGAGAACGACCACACCATGCATTCTCTTACGCCTGTGCTTGGCGTGCTTCCTCCACCGCCGCCGTCCGTTTGGACTCATGACCTCGCTCCCTGCTCGGCTTTCTGTGCCGCCTCATCCCAGGGCGCAGGCCGCGAGCAGACCTCGACCATCTTCGCTGCAGCCGCTCGTTCGGCCGGGCTCGAGCGCTTCTCTTTGTCCGGCTGCTGGAAACCCTCGAGTGACCTCGCCAGCGCTTGCTCTGGCGTCAGCGACAGATCGACCCAGTGCGGCGCTTGATTCTCGCAGGCATACTCGAACGCCGCGACCTTGCCGTCAGCCAGGAGTTGATAGGCGAGCGCGGACACGGCGCGGTGCATGCGGTTCTGGGCTGCCGTCGTCTGGCTCATGGCTTCCTCAGAAAGGACTTGGCGACGCAGTGACCCGTGATGTCGACGGAGCCACCGTTGTGCTCCCAGATGCGCCACATGCCCGTGTCGCTAAGCACCATCGCTCTGTCCGCGTCGTTCGTGCGATAGATCTCCGTGGATCCCGAGTGGCAGACGACCTCAATGCGAACGCCGTTCTCGCACCCCGCGAGCGCCCCGACGAACATCGCGAGCAGCCAGCCGAGGAGCACGACCAGCAGCGCGCGGGAAGAGAGTGACTTGCCAGTCATAGCCGCTTCCATTCTGCCGCCACGATGGCTGGCTGTTTCCATTCTACGATCGACCCGTCGCCGGAGATCTTCAGGATGATGTAGTCTCCGTACCCGTTATCACCGACGCACAGGAACGCGTTCGGGACGTAATGCCCGGTCCACTTCGCAGACTTCTTACCGGAGGCGTCGCCGAGCCAGTATTCGCCGTCGTCGCAGACCTTGTAGTGGATGTCAGCCGTCATGCCCTGCGGCCAGTCGACGACCTTGCCGGTGCGCAGTTCGATGATGGGGTGCCAGTAGTCGCCGCGTCGGAACGGAATCAGCGTGCCGTCAGTGTCTTCTTTGCCGTTGACCGTGGCGTCTTCCCAATAGCGGACGCCGGCCTCGACGATAATGTGCGTTCTGGTCATGGTTATCTCCCTCCCCCACTGCAAGCGATGGCGCCGACGAGGATCGCGGAGTAGACGGTGGTCAGGATGTAGGTGAGGATCACAGCGCCACCTTGCGGAACGGGATGAACAGCCAGGGGCCAGCCGGGAACCCGCCGCGGACTTCGCTGTCGAGCGCGTCGAGGACTTCATCAAGGCGCACCGTTGCGAGCGCGGGCCGGGTGACATCCTGTCCGGTCAGCTTTCCGATCTGTTCGTCGGTGATATCCGAGAGCTCGACCATGGCCGGCTGCCCGAGAAGGAGCCGCGCCCGCCGCACGTCCGCCCGCGGTTCGTCGCCGTGGTTCCATCCCTCGATCGCGAGCACCTCTTGGCCGTCTTTGAGCTCGTCCATGCCCTCGCGCGGGACTCCGAGAAACGCCGTGGCTCCGCGCTCGAGGGCGTCGAACTCGCTCTTGGTGGGGCCGATGATTCGGGTTTTGTCGGTGTCCTCCTGCTCCGGCGCGCGCGGTCGAAAGCGCCCCTGTGCCAGACTGACCGCTTCTTCGGAGTTCAGCCGCATCCAGTCGGTGTCCGCGACAAAGGACCACTCTTCCGGATCCGAGTTGTCGAAGTGGCCGTAAAGCAGCCAGAGTCCGCATGCCTCGGGTAGTTCCTTGGTATCACAGAAGTCCGTGAACTCCGTCGATGTACAGCCGATGCGGTCTTGAATCTCGCTGTCGGTTCCGCCGGCCGCGACGATCGGATTGTCCATGCCGGAGATGAATCCCGACGCGACGACCAGCCAGACACTAAACTTGTTTTGCATTGCTCTCGTTCTCCTCCGCGTCGCATTGACGCTCTCGTACCGTCTCCAGTGGCCCCACGCATCCGGAACGCTGCCGGCGAGCCAGATGCGCAGGGCGGGGGTCACTACTCGGGACGCCCGTTCATGACCGGCAGCTGCGTCGCATCGCGCACGCGCATCAGCATCTCTTCCATGGCCTGCCGCTGCAGCGCTTCGGCGCCGGGGACGATCCAGCCGAACGTGAACTTGCCGTCCTTGCGCATGCGGAACTTGCAGACGATGCGGGTCTTCGGTCCGCCCGTGAAGATCGGGATCTCGATATCGAACTCCTTCGGGATCTTCGTCTCGCCGGTGGTCTTCTGCTCCTGCTTGGCGACGAGGTGGTACTCGCCGGTCGTGCGATTGATCGACGACTCGAGAACGTCATCTGTCGTGACCTTGAGCGTCAGCGCCATCGTGCGCAGGTCCGCCACGCTCGGGACGTTGCGGTCGGCCGTTGGCCCGGCGATGTCGCGCTCGTGCTCTTCGAGGAAGTCGGCAAAGTCGGACTGGCTCTTCATCTTGCCCTGGCCGCCCACCCAGATCTTCCACTCATCGGATAGATCAGGGGCGAAGTGCGCGCGGTGCTGAGCCCAGCGGGCATGCCGATCGCGATCCAGTTCGTCGGCCGGCACATCCGACATCTTCTGGTGATAGTCATACACGGCAGTCAGGCTGGTCTTGTCGCCGAAGATGACCGACTCGCTGTCCTTGAAGCGCAGGACGTGCGCGATGAAGCCGGCCTCATTGCCAAGCACCGCCATTCCCTGCAGCCGGCGCGGCTGGTCTGCGCGCTTGTCCTGCTCGGCCAGAAGCTTCTCGTGAACCTGAACCGCGCCGCCCGGCTGGATCGTGTACGGGATGCCGTTGAAGTCCTGCAGTTTCTGCAGCGTGGCGGTGGCGATCTCTTTGCCCGCATCGATCGCGGCCTGGGTGTTGTTCTCTTGCGTCATGGTGGTCATGGCTCCTTAGTTCTTTCGGATGGCGGTGACGTTGCTGCTCTTGTCGAACAGCGGCTCTTGCTTCGGCGGGTTGTCGGAGATCTCGCCGGTCGCGTGGTCCATGTCGTCGTATTTGAAGAACGCGACGCGCTGACCCGGCGCCTTGCGGGGCACCTTCGTCTTGACCTCAGTGCTGATGAGCATCGAGTTGTCGCCGTTCTTCTTGAGTTTGATCTTCAGGTTGATCTCGCCCTGAAGTCCGGTCTCCTCGGCGCCGCGCACGGCTTCGCGCACCTGGCGGTCGATGTTATTGAGCTCGTCGGCGTCTAGCCTTCCGAGAATGTTGCTGATGTCGCAGGGTTTCATCATTGTTCGTTCTCCCTTGTCCTCTCGCGTCTATCCGACGCGTCTCCATGATTCGTTGAGCGTGGTCGTGCGCATCTCGCGCAGCGTTCCTTTAAAGCCATAGCGGCCGTAGAAGTTCAGAGCCTGAGCCTCGACTGTCGCGCCGCTGTCGCTCACCCACTGAAGCCTGATCCTCGGCGCGTTCGTGCTCGTCTTCGTGTGACTCCGCTTCTCGTAGACCGCACCCCTCTCCGGCGGCGGGTCCTCGGGCGGCTTCAGGCTGTCGAGCCAGGCCAGAACGCGATCGGCCTGGGCTTCCAGTGCGCAACTTACCGCCGCGTGCTTTGCGCGATCGGCCACTGCCCTGATTTCTTCGATCGGTATCGGGCCCATTTATGCAACCTCCATTCGTTGTGCGCTTCGGGCGATGCTCAGCAGAAGATCGCGGAAGGGAATCGGAGTAGCCGCGCGCTGGCGATGACTCAGGCGCTGGCAAATTACCGTCTTCGTGGCCCGGCGGCGCTCCTCTGCCGAGTGGTATCCGTCTTCCATTCTGATGCAGCCAGCGGCCTTGCCCCACTTCAGGGACGGCAGCGAACGCATGCCCACGGCGTAGAGCCATGTCGCCTTGCGGGCTCGATGTCCGTAGTGGCCCTGTTCTACGCAGCACGTCCAGCCGATGCCATCTCCGGCCGCGACCCAACCGCCGGCCCGAGGCGGCGTTAGCAGGTCGAACGCGCGCCAAGCCGACGATGCTTCGGGATGCTCAAGAACTCCACCCCAACGGCGAACAGATGCGAGAGCCGCAGCGAAGCACCCGCCATCATCGCCCTTGCTGCGGCGCACGCGCGCCGATGGTCCGCCGCTCCAGTACCGCCCCCAGCGCTCACAAGGCGAATGACAGACCACAGGATGCGGCCCCTGATAGAGCCGTGCATCGCGAGATACGCCCCACACCTCAACGTCCGGCAGGCCGACGTAGGCCCCTCTTGGCCGCTCATCCACGAACAATGCGGCCACTGTCAGCATGGCTGCCTCCGACGACCGACGCGTCCCGATCTATGGCGTCCACGCGCTACGCAGTCACGTACGTTCTTGCCTTGGTCGCCGTCTTCTAGGTGATCAGCATTGACGCAGGTCGCGTTATCGCACAAATGCAGAGCCAGCGCTCTGGGCCATGTTCCGTGTCGGAGAAAGAAAGCATAGCGATGAGCCCGCACATGCGTTTGTTGGCCACCGTCATTGAGTTGGAACTTGCCGTACCCATCCTTATCGGTAGCGCCCATCCACAGAAGGCAGCCCGTTGCATCGTCGCGGCGCGCTTTGGAAAAGAAACGCGCTGCCGGGTCCAGTGCTGGGCGCGGCTTGCGGGTCCTCTGCGGTGCGAGAGTGTCCAGGGCGGCCTGATAGACGCACTCCGCCTCTTGCCGCGTTGCAAAATATCCAAGCTCGATGCGCTGGCGGTTGATGCTAATTCGCGCCCGCCACTTGCCGTGGAGTCGATGAAAATCAACGCTCATCTCATCTCCTTTTCTGCACATACAGCGCGGCGATCATGTCAATCCTCCATCCTCGGCGGCATGAACTCCGACATCAGCGGCTGCTCCTGTCCCGGAGGCGCGAAGCATCCGAGGAAGGCACGAAGGGACAGCGCGTGCGTACCGGCCGCGTTCGGTCGATGGCTGTACTCGATGCGGTTCCCCTCGCTCATCGTCACGTACGCGCGCTCCTGCCCCGCCGCCCAGATTTGCCGCACTCGCGTCCATGGCTTGCCCCCGACTTTGGGACGGAAGAGGGGCTTACTCATCGCGAGCGCTCCCAAGTGACGACCTGATTTGCTCGCCGACCCGCGTTGCCATAGGACACACGTGTCTGCTTGAGCTCTCGTCGGGAATCGAGCGTCACATGGAAGTAGTGACCATTTCGAACGAAGGCGATGTACGGCTTGCCCATTGCGTCAACACCGGGCTCCTCGCGCCAGCCCATGAAGGCGAGCGTCTTGCGCGTGTCCTCATCCATGGCGTTCCTCCCTCTCTGACGGCGTCTCAATCACGGCTGCTCCTATCGGCGTACGTCGTCGGGCGGTGGCCCCAGACTCTTGGGGCGTGCTCGCGCTGCAGTTCGCCCAGATACGAATCGAGCGCGTCCGACCGGGGCGGCAGTCCCGGACGCTTCACCGGCAGCAGACCGGGGTTACCCTTCGGCGCCTCGAGCGGATAGAACAGGTCGCAGCATCGTGGCTCCTCGTCGAATCCCATTGCCGACATCGGATGCACGCAGCCGCCGTGCCTGAGAGAGACGCAGCCAGCGCAGGTCATTCGTCGTGCCCCGGCTGCAGCCGTGCTTCCTCTGCTCGCCAGTTGTGCTTTGGTTCCCGATCGCGCTGCGCTTGGCGGTCCATGGAGAGACGAGTCCCCAGCGTTGCCAAGAGGGCCGCCAAACGCCCTTTGCTTTCCTCGATCATGCTGGCATCGCTGCGCGGCGGCAGGGCCTTGCGCTGGCTGCCCTCTTCGTCAGAAATCGGAGCTGGCAAGCCAAGAAGTAAGCACCGCTTCTTTTCGCTGATCCGTCCGCGCTTGGCGGCGTCCGCAATGGCGGTCTCAAGCTGTGCTCGGTCCTTGCCTGGGCTGACAGTCCACGTGACGGGCGCACCCTTCGCTCGGTTCTCGAGGACGAGCCGCTGATAGGACGCGCGAAACCCCATGCGTGCGCCCTGCTCGTCGACCCGCAAGAGCTCGCGTACAGACCCGAGAGCTTCCATGGCCTCCGTCGTCGTCACGATCGTCAGGTTCTCGTCCTTCGTGCCGACCTGCGCCCATGCTTCGTCCGCGCTCGGCCTGCCGTCGTCGATGCGCTCGATGATGTCGGCCAAGGTCAGGCGATGCTTGACCTCTCTCCGGCATCGCGCAAGGCCGGCAAGCAGGGGTTCGTCGTCATAAACCGCGAGGTCCTGCTCCATCAGGTCGGCCGCGGCCTCTGAGAGTTTCATGCCACAAACCTCGGAAGTCGCCATCAGCGCGACGTAGGCTTGCTTGCTGAGTTTCTTACTCATGGTCGATCACCCCATCGCGTTCCTCGCGCATGCGCTCGGCCAGTTTTCGCGCCCAGGGATTTGCTGCGGCCTGTTCAGTGCGTCGCGCTGTCTCTGCGTTGACGTGTTCGCCGCGCCGCCACTCTGCCGCGAGCTTTTCAGCATCCCGAAGCAACAAGCCGATCGGGTGCATCTGCTTCACGTAGAAGGCATCAGGGTTGGCGACATAGAACACCGCGATGAACGGCGCATCGGCATGGGCTACACGCTCGAGGAACTGCGCGAGCTGGCCGCTGACCTTTCCATTTCGCACCGGCTCCGTTCCATAGCGGCGGTGAAAGGCTCGAGCGTACGCCTCCCAGACCGGGGTTGTTGGCGGCGCCAACTTGGTGCTTGCTCGCGTCTGCCTGGCCGGCTTTCGCTTGGGCTCATCAGGCAGGAGGGCGACCTGTTCGGGAGCGCGGGCGGTCGAAGACCCCTGCGCAAGATCAGAAGCCTCCGTTTTCTCGCTTCGGTTCGAGTCTAAGTCAGCCGCATCGGCAAGGTCTTCTCTTCTCTTCTCTTCTCT